ACTATTCAGGAATTATTAGATAACTTTGTTATTTTGGCGGGTACTCAAGAATCTTGGAATATTAATCGTCGTGAACGTTGGCTTAACAAAGCGATAAAAGAGGCATATCCAAATATCTATGATTTATGGTTTAAGTCTCCAGTACGTAAACAAATCTATCACCGTAATTTGATCTTTGATCCGACTTGCTCTCATGACTTAGATGAAAATTATATCAATATGTTTAATGGATTGCCGTTGGATGTATTACGTGATGCGAATGGTGCTCAAATCTCTGTACAGGATGCTGCAAAAATATGTCCTGGCATTATTAGTTTGATTCATCATTTATGCAGTCATGAAAAAGAAGCGGTCATGTTCCTGCTTAAATGGTTAGCTTATCCGCTTCAGAATATGGGTGGAAAAATGGCGACTTGTGTACTCATGCATGGTGATACTCAGGGCGCGGGTAAATCATTATTGTTCGGTAAAATCTTTAAAAAGATTTATGGCGACTATCACACAACTGTTGGCCAACAGCAGCTGGATTCTAACTATAACGAATGGATTGAAAATAAACTTTTCGGTTTGTTTGAGGAAATTGTAGATAACAAGAAAAAGCATAACGTGATGGGGATGATTAAGCATTTGATCGACTGGTGAGACTTTGTATGTCAGTAAAAAGTTTGTCAGTGGTTGGGAAATGGATAATCACTTAAACACAGTATTTTTATCTAACAATACGCAGCCACTGCCTATTGAAGAAAAAGACAGACGCTTCCTTGTCCTTAATCCGACTAAAGCTTTGGAAGGTAAATTGTATGAAGCAGTGATGCAAGAAATCAATTCTGAAGGTATTCGTGCTTTCTTCACTGTGCTCATGGGTATGGATCTAGGTGATTTTAATGGTCACACAAAGCCACCAATAACCAAGGCTAAAAAAGCTTTGATTGACTATTCACGTCCAGGCTTCGATACGTTCTATACGGATTGGAAAAATGGCGAGACGAAGTATCCGTTTATCTCGTGCAAATCCGAACAGCTCTATCAAGCATTTATTCAATGGACTAAAAAGACAGGTGAGCATCCAATCAGTATGAAGCGATTCATAGGGGAAGGACGTAAGCATGGCTTTATACCTAGTGAAAAAGCCAAACATTGGAAAGGTATGAAGAAGAGTGGCCAGAATAAAATTATTATTATTGGAGTTAAGCCAGATGATAAGAAAGAGCAGGATTGGTTGGGGTTGCAAGTTGAAGAATTTCAAGATAGTCTCGATGGTACTCCAGAGGTTGTGGGCTATGGCAATATCTAAAATAAGCATGCCATGTGAACCATGTGAACCTTTGTGTGAATCATTTTCCTACAATGGTTCACACGCCAACATACTGAAATCATTAAGTAATTATGCCCATGTGAATGATGTGAACCATTTGCATGCGTGCGCGCGCGTAAAGATAATTTCACTTTTATGTTTTTCTGTCCTTAAAAACATTAAAAAAAGGATTTCTCTCACACGTAGAAAATCATTAAAACCATTCACATCATTCACATTTTTTAAAAATGCTTATAAAGCATTAATAATTAATAAAAATTTATGTGAACCTTTTTTGATTAATCATTCACACATCATTCACATCATTCACAAAATTTAAAAAGGACAACAAAATGGAAAAATATTTGCGTTTGTTAAATCCTAAAACTACAAATTTCGATGCAATCGGTGGTGGTAGCCATGGCTCTATGACTGCACAGGATGTTTGTGTTGCATTGAGTTATGCAAATTTGACCAGCATCCAGCAGTCTCTATTGAATATTTGTGCAATGAGCCAAAACTCTATTGAGCAAATCAAGGTAACTACAAAACATATTCAAGCTGAATTGAATGCGATGAAGCGTGCAGATCTCTCTGAAGACACAGAAATTTCGATTTTTATTGCCCTTGTTGAATTAAGTAAAGTACCTGGTAGTTATAAGCCTTCAGTTCGTAACAGAGCTGTCATTGGTGGTGTGAGTAAAGATCGAGTTCAGCGTAAGCTCAATCAAGTAGTCAATGAGTACAAAGGTCTTTTTGAAGATGAAATCAAAAAGATTTCAAGTAAAATAAAATACCAATTTAAAGATTAAATTACTAAAAAGGTATTTTTGGTATTGACAGGTGCGACAGTTTTAATCTACATTTCTCCACAATGCAAAACTGTATTTAAAGCGCTGTAAGTTCTTAAGAGTCTCTCCCCAGAGGCTCTTTTTTTATGGCTGTATGTCAGGCGCGGGGCAGGGCATACAGTCTTTTTTTTAAGGATGACCGCATGGCAAACAATCAGATGATCGTTCGCATCTCAGTGCAGATGCCTAAACGTCGAATGGTATTGCTCACAGCGCTTCATGCAGTGGACAAGATCATTCAACTGAAAGCAACACAGAAACTTCGTGAATTAATTATTAAACGTTCCATCAAAGTTACTCCGGTGAAACATGAACAAAGCACCACAGAAAGCTAAGCGTCCATGTCTATCATCTGGATGTAAAGACTTTGCATCGAACAAAGGATATTGCGACAAACATCAGAGCCGAGTGAAGCAACGTGATCGTGATCGCGGGACTGCACATCAACGTGGCTATGATGCCGAGTGGAAAAAACATCGTGATCAATTCTTGTTGGAAAATCCATTGTGTGTGGATTGCCGTAAGAAAGGTTATGTGATGCCAGCAACAGTGGTCGATCACATCATTCCACACAAGGGTGATAAAGATCTGTTCTGGAACAAATCAAACTGGCAACCGTTATGTGAAACACACCATAACATTAAGACTGCATCAGAAGATCGCGGTGCTTGGATGCCAGTAGCTACTAAAGCAGTGAATGATCCTGAACGTAAAAGTCCATTCAAAGTTGGTGATGTATTAACGATTACAAACGATGTGATCCTTAGTCGTCTTGGTTGTACTGATCAGGATCGATGGGAAGTACTCGATGTGATTAATGAAAAGATTCTTGAAGTATCTAGTGGCATGAAGATACAGCAGCTGCACTTCATTCATTTCAAAAGACATACTGAGACTGCACACGTTAGCTAGTCTCAATGTTGACAGCTCGGAATAGACGGCACGCTCATCTGTAAGCAAAGCTCATGAGAGTTATTTACTTGACAGGATGTTGAGTTAAGGCGGGTATGAGATGGATTTTACTTTGGTGACGGCAAGCCATTAACGCATAAGTTGGCCATAGCAAACGACACTTCGAATCCCTGTCAGCAACGGCAGGGATTTTTAATTTCAAATTTTATTTAGGGGATATGGGGTCAAAAGTCAAAACCGACCTCCCGATAAAGACCGCCCCCCCATGAAATTTTCTCTCCGTGAGAAAAAATCGAAAGGGAGGGGGGTATCAGAGGTGATTTATGACTGACAAAGATTTCACATTCCGCAGTGGATCAGATCTGCTGCAACCGAAAGTAGCAGTAAAGGCGAAAATCCCGCCTAAGCCTGCAGGCTTGACCAAAGTTGCAAATGCAGTTTGGGAAGATTTGGGACCAAAGCTTGTTGAAGTTGGTTTGCTCAGTGAAGTGGATGGAGCTGCGTTTACATTGCTCTGCCGAAATATTTCTGACTATGAAGCTGTTTTGGCCAAGTTGCAGACAGTCGATGACTACGTTGACACGACTCCGAACAAATTTAAGGTCCAATCAGTTTGGTTCACATTACGAAATCGACTGCATGACGATATTTTACGTCTGGCTAAAGAATTTGGTCTGACTCCAGCTTCTCGAAGTGGGATGCGCGGTGCTCAGACTGATCAAAGTCAACAGCTTGGACTTCCACTTGATGGTGCTCAGCCACAAAAGCCTGAAGGTGCTTACAGTGGTTTTTCTGTGCGTAGAAAATCATGAATGAACGAAATTACTTAGAAATCATGCACCAGTACTGCAAAGATGTGCAGTCTGGTGTACGAATTGCGGGAAAATTTGAAAAATTAGCGGTAAAACGCTTCCTTAATGATTTAAAACGTCAAGAAAATGATCCTGAATTTCCTTATTCGTTTAATGAGGAACGTTTAAATCATGTGTGCTCATTCATCGAATCATTGCACCACGTCAAAGGGAAGTTAGCTCGTAAGCATTTTATCCTTGATCCTTGGCAGGTTTTTGTCGTTGGCAATATATTTGGCTGGGAAGATCATGATGGGATTCGTCGTTTTACTGATGCCTATATCGAGATTTCTAAGAAAAACGGCAAATCCACACTTGCTGCTGCCATTGGTTTGTATATGACGGTGGCTGATGGTGAGGTGGGGGCTGAAGTTTATGCAGCAGCTGCAAACTATGACCAGGCGAAAATCGTTTGGGAAGATGCCAAACAGATGGTGCTCTTCAATCCAGAGCTTCAGGCACATTTTGGTGTGGCGACGACTCAATATGAAATTCGGGTCGGTGATGACAACTCCAAGTTTAAGCCATTAGCAACGGATAAGGACGGCAGTAAGGACGGTAAAAACGTCCATTGCGGTATTTTGGATGAAATCCATGCACATAAGGATTCTGACACTTACGACATTATTGCCGATGGAGTCATTGCCCGTACTGAGCCTCTGATTTTAGGGATTACCACGGCAGGCAGTAGCAAAATTGGTGTCTGTTGGCGTGAGCGTTGCAAAGTTGTCGATATTCTTTATGGCAAGGATAAGCTGGAGCGTTATTTCGGCATCATTTTCACCATTGATAAAAATGACGATTGGCGAAATCCTGATGTATGGCCAAAAGCCAATCCGAGTATGGGGATTGCCTTTGATAATGGGTACCTGAAAGACAAATATAGCAAGATCAAAACAGCAGCTGAAGAAAGCCGCTTCAGACAAAAAAGTCTCAATGAATGGGTACAAGGTGCAGACAGCTGGATTGCATCAAGTGAATGGGAGTTGCTGGCAGATCCAAACGTCACTGAAGATCATTTCAAAGGAAGTGTGGCATTTGGTGGTTGTGACTTGGCAAGTAAGTTGGACTTGGCAGGTTTCGTGAAATGGTATCCGAAACTGATTGATGGTCGTGTGCATTGGTATATTTTTGCGCATCAATACATCAATGAGCATGTCGTAAATCAAAGACGGCAAACAGATGGTCAGAAACGTCCAGATGAATATCTGGATTGGGTCGAAAGTGGCCATCTAATCGAGACACCAGGAAACGTCACAAATTTTGGTCGAATCTGCACCGATATTGTTGAAAGTCATGTCAATGCGAACTTTTATGAAATCGGATTTGACCCATTTAATGCGTCACAGTTTGCTGAAGATTTGATTTCACATGGCTTGGATGCAATTGAAGTTCGTCAGCAGGTCAATCCTTTAAGTATTGGCATGCGTTGGATGGAAGAATTGATCCGTGATGGACGACTTCATCATGACGGCAATCCTGTACTTCAATGGTGTATCTGCAACATTGAAGTCAAAGAAGATAACAACAACAACATTTTCCCACGTAAGCCTGATAAAGCGCGAAAAATTGACGCAGGTGTAGCTGCCATTATTGGTGCTACACGGGCAATGCTTTGGGATAAGTTGGACGTTTTTGATTTGGTACCAGGTGAAGGTGATGCCGAATGGGATGTTGATGATTATTTGAATAATTTTGTGGCGGTACGACGATGAAGACAAGTGCAAAAGTAGCAAAACATCGGCTGAATTTCTGTCTTGAAAAAGACAGAATTCAATCTGCTGTTTTTAAAGATCGTGAAGTCGGGAATCGAAGTGCTGGACCAGATGGATTTAAGCGCGGTGTGATTTTCGATTCACCACGTAGTCAAAGCAATATTGCCCGAACAGCAACATTTGATCGGGCAATGACGCTCAGTGCTGTATTTGCTTGCCATAAAATTTTGGCTGAAACGGTGGCAAGTTTACCCATTGAAATGTTTACTTTCGATAAAAGCCGAAACCGAACACAAGTATTTGACCATGAGCTGATCAAGCTTTTGCGAAATAAGCCAAATGATCATCAAACATGTATCGAGTTTAAAGAAACCTTGATGCTGAATTTGATCAATGGCAATGCTTATGTACGAAAATATTATTGGCACAAGGAATTAATTCAGCTCGAAGTCATAAACAATGGGGTTGTAACCCCAAAGTTGAATGATAAAGGCAAGGTTGAATATCACGTTTCTTATTTCAACGGCAAAAAGGAAGTACTGACAACCAAAGAGATTTGGCATATCAAATTATTTGGCAATGGCCTTGTTGGGATGTCTCCTTTGGCTTATGGAGCGCGAACGATTGGCATCGGTCTTGCGACAGACGACAAAGTTGGCAAGATCATGGAAAACGGTGCAAAACCACATGGTTATTTGAGTACAGATCCAAAAGTCAGACTCAAAAAAGAACAGCGTGATGGCCTTCGTGAAGAATTCACTGACATGATTTATGGCGATGAATTCTTTTTACCAGTTTTAGAAGGTGGTTTGACGTTCAATAAAATGTCTTTGACACCTGAAGATATTGAACTTCTTGAAAACCGGCGTTTCACAGTTGAAGAAATTTGCCGTTTCTATGGAGTTCCTAGTGTCCTAGTGAATGATACGAATGGATCGACGACATGGGGTAGCGGTATTACTGAGCTGGTAGATGCTTTCTATCGGTTTGGTCTACGTCATTATTTTGAACGTATTGAAGAATCAATTCGTCTAAACCTGATCGAACGTGTGGATTGGGATAAGTATGAATTCGAATTCAAGATTAAAGACTTACTCAGAGCTTCAATCAAAGATCGTGTTGAAATTAATTCAAAACGAATTATCAATGGTCAGTCTACGATCAACGAAATTCGTCGTGAGGAAGGCGACCCAGTTAAAGAAAATGGTGATCAGTTGTTGGTTGCAGCGAATCTTGTGCCGTTGGATCGGCTGATTCAAACGCCACAGGGGAAGGTTAATGAAACAAAGTAGTCGTTTAAATATGCGTGAAAAACCGCGTGTGGATATGCCAGATGTGAAATGTCGTTTTTTACAACTGGCACCACAGGAAATGCGAATTGTTCCTGCAGAAGACGGCAGTACAGCTTTTCGCTTTGAAGGTTATGCCGTTAAGTGGGCAAGTATCAATTCACATCGTGAACAATGCCTAAAATGGTAATTTACTCAACCAAAAGGTAATTTAATACGATTGTTTAAGGCTGTTTTAAACATTCTTATGCTTTT